CTTTGGGAATAGTTATTATAATATCATTTCCATTAATATCAGATGCAGGAAACTCCGTGACGAGCGAGACATTTGCGCCTAATGCTGGATTGCTGTCTATTTTAGCTGCAGCTTCTTTAGCCGCTTCTTTAGCCGCTTTATCTGCCGCTGAATCTGGAAAATACATGGAAATATCTGCATATACATTGCTAGTTCCAGTTAATTGTATTGTAGCTTCGATTCCAGCATCAGTTGTATATGAAAAATCAAACGATGTTATTAATCCTTCAAACGTAAATACATTCATTCTACGAATTTCAGTTTGTGATGTAGTTGCATCTATTCCGGGATACAATTTGTTTAATTTTTCAAGGCTTGGTACGGAGCCACTGTCCAATAATCCGTATGTTACATCTGCAGATACAATTGCGGAATTCGGGTGCACAATATCTAATTTAACAAATCGGCCAGGGTGAAACCAAGTATTTTCAATAGCATCTAAATCTCGTTCAGCATTAGGAACCATAAATGATATAGTAGCTTTATTTAATAGTCCCATGGAGTGATCGCCGATAGTAACATCGATACTAGTTAAATATGGTCCAACTCTTTTAGAACTGTCGCGAAATGCATCTAATTTTTTGTCGTATGCTTCTCCTAGTTGTGGGGTTTTTCCTTCGAATTCAGCTATTTCATAATCCGGATCTGTTTCCGATCTATAAAAATCAACCTCGCTACGTTCCAAGTTTCTTGTTGTTAAAAATCCATTTGGCCCGGATGGTAAATAACGATCGGATCTTGTTGTTGCACCGCCTAATATTCCAAATTCTTCAGGTTTTATTTGTGCAGATGCAGAACCAGTACCTTCATACGCTGTACATTGTACATTGGCTATTTTTCCTAGCATGAAATTCATAGACTTGTTAGTACGATCATGAAATCCAGCTTTGCCGCGCATATTCAATTCGGCTTGCAGATTTGCGTCGACGTTGTCATAAAATATATTCATCTTGAATTGTTTGTATTGTTAATTAATGTTTGAATGTCGCTTATGCTAGGTATTCGTAATTTAGTATTTTTTGGAACACGCAATGTTCCTTTGCCAATTCCGTTTGCTGCTGCAATTATGTACCACAATGTAGGAGTACCATAAAATGTAGTTGCAAGTTTATCAAGTCGATCAGCCGATGTTATTTGTATGAATAAATCGTCAGTCGATTGTGGTGGTGTTGGTATTATTATGCTAGTTAGTTTTCTAGTTCCGGATGAATCTTTAACTACTCGGGAGGTTGCGTATCTACTCATAATTTAATTTATTTATTTTTCAGGATTAACCAGCATATGTTTGCCCGGTTTTTGCAGCAGGTGGTATAACTAAAGGCGCACTGTCTGTGTCGGATAACCAATTATTCTTACCTTCTGTCGGTATACTGTTTGGAGCAAACTTTTTAGCCAATGTATAGAAACGACCACCTTTTCTAGGTAAATAATCACTAACCATGTTAAATGAACATTGAACTCCAATTTTTAATGGAACTTGCATCATTTCGTCATCATTTTCTATGTTAATTTCCCATGGTGCATCTACTGCAAATGTATATGATAGTGATGTTAATACAACTGGTTGTTGTCGATATAGATCACCTATAGTTATTCGCATCCATGGTCCTTCCATTGCAATTGAATCTGGATTATATGTTGGTGCAGTATACCCAGCTAATGCATTAAGTTTTCTATATATAGGTTTAACTTCATCGCGATCCGTTGCATATATATCAAAATTTAAACTTACATCTCGGCTGTATCCAATATAATGATAATTTGGGTCGGCTCGACCTACCATATTAATTGGACTCCAGTTTGCTGTATATGAATCGGTTAATCCGGTAATTGCTGCACGAAAAACAATAATATCATCTTCTGGCGTTAAAGTATTACCATTGAATAAGTCTGGACCTGTAAAAAAGAATTTTATGAAATCTTGTGTAAGATTTAATTTGTTACTTATGTTATCAGCTAATTTTTCTAGTTTGTTTCCGGATCTAGGTTTCCATAGATATGCGCCGTCTAATTTACGTTTACCAAAATCAATAACATTGACTTTATCGCCTCTAAATGCTGTTATCATGGCTAATGGATTTCTTGTGATAACAAATCCGCCTTTTATCGGTTTTTTTGTGGTTGGGTCGAGACCTGGACTTTTTTTCCATTTTGTTGCAACATGACTCATTGCTGTAAAATCTTTGCGATTTGCATATGGATTGCCATGATCGCCCCAACCATATCCGGTAACACTAGCACCATCTAAATTAAAAATGCTATATGCACCAACAGGTGATACTGCTGCTAATGCATATATACCTGCTTTTGGATTGTTACCTCGCGTAAACGCGGCAGTACCGTCTATTCTACGCGTAGCAGCTATAGCTACAGCTTGATTTGGATCCTCAAATGCCGGAGCTTCACCATTAATTGATTTAAATGGAATAACACTTCTAAAATCTAAATATTTTACTCCCGGAATTAATTTCAAATTTGAAATTGGCAGTGTAAAATATGTGCTAGACAATGAATTATTAGCAAAACGTCCAGTGACTGATTGTCCTATTTGTGCAAGTTGTGGAATACCTGTTTGACTACCAACAACATTTGATGCCGCACCAATTAATTTGGCTGATACACTTGCTAAAGAAATATTGGTATTTAAGTTAAAGTCAGATCTAATAATTTCGCCAGTCGATTGATAATTAAGAGTCGGTGTACTATCATTAGAAAATACTCGGGTTGCGTTATCATATATAGGTACGTTTGCTGGAATTGATAGATTCAATGTACCACCAGCAATAAGATTTTCTTGCGTTGTGCCTAAATCAAATCGGCCGTTAAACTGTCTTGAGTTGGCAAAGGTTGGATTTAATGTAACACCAGCAACAAAAAATTCTTGATCTGTTTGTAGATCAAATGGTCCTGTAAATTGTTGTGACGATGCATTGGTTGGATTTGATGTACCACCAGCAATAAGATTTTCTTGATCTGTGCCTAAATCAAACGCGCCGTTAAAGTCTCGCGGACCTGCTTGAAAGGTTGGGTTTAATCTGCTGCTAGCAATAAGAGCTTCTTGTTCTGTTTGTATGTCATATGGACCGGTAAATTGTGATATAGCTGCGTTGGTTGGGTTTGATGTACCAGTAGAAATAATGTTTTCTTGATTTGTTTGTATGTTATATGGACCTACAAATTGTGATGGGTCTATATTGGTTGGGTTGAATGCGTAAAGGCCACTATTAGCAATGATGTTTTCTTGTTCTGTTTGTATGTTATATGGTCCAATAAATTGCGATGTAGCTGCGTTGGTTGGATTCAATATACCGGTAGAAATAATGTTTTCTCGTGCCGTTTGTATGTTATATGGATCGGTAAACTGTCCTATTGTTGATGCTGCGTTGGTTGGATTCAATATACCGATAGAAATAATGTTTTCTTGAGTTGTTTGTATGTTATATGGTCCATTAAATTGTGATGCAGCTGCAACGAGTTGCGTTGGATTCAATAAACCGACAGAAATCCAGTTTTCTTGCCCTGTTTGTATGTTATATGGTCCAATACCATTGATGAAGCCATTGGTTGGGTTTGTATATATCGTATTTGGTAATATATCATATGGAGCCGTAAATTGTGATGAGCCATTGGTTGGGTTTATAGGCATAGTTATCCTTAAGTTTAATAAGTTGAATCATTCATACTAGTTGCGCCAAATAAATTGCTACCTTTACTATTAATTGCCGCAACAATCATACGGCCTATTGCCATTATGCTAGCATCGGTAGCTCCGCCAGGCGTAGCAGAAGAATTGTTTTGAGTTAAAGCTTTAGCTAAAGATAAATCCTCTTCAGAAGAAGACTTATTTCCGGCGGATTGCCCCATATCGCCGCCATATATGGGTTGATACGTCGGGCTACTATTAAATGTAGGTGGTAGAGTGGTTTCCGTGACATTATCTTTATTAGCATATGCAATATTGGGTTGTAAAGTAGCTGTGCCACTATCAATTGTAGGCGAAGCCATTGCTTTAGCTAAAGATAAATACTCTTCAGAAGAAGAATTATTTCCGGCGGATTGTTCCATATTGCTACCAAATGTAGGTGATAGCGTAGTTTCTGTGATATTATCTTTATTAAAGTAAGGCGAGGCTAAAATTTTAGCTAAAGATAAATACTCTTCAGAAGAAGAATTATTTCTGCCGGATTGCTCCATATCGCCACCAAATGTAGGTGAAGCCATCGCTTTAGCTAAAGATAAATACTCTTCAGAATAAGAATTATTTCCGCCGGATTGCTCCATATCGCCACCAAATGTAGGTGTCTGAGTGGTTGCCATGATATTATCTTTATCAGAAAATGCAATATTGGGTTGTAAAGTATCTTCTGGAAATGTTAATATGCGACTGCCAAATCCTGGAGGAACAACTGTATCTTCACCGGTGTCTGTTTCAGCTACTAATGCTCCGACTTCTTTAGACTGATGTGCAGGCGTTTTTCCGGCAGCAATTTCTGCTTTTGATTTTTTAAACCGGCCGCCCATGTCTTCTAAGGTAAGCGTTTTTCCTAAGGTTGTTAGATCTTTGTTGTTAAAATCTAGCATTAGATCCTGTATTCCTTTTATTCCGGTTTGACTAGTAAGCAACTCTCGCTGTATTTTTACCTGGTCTTCTTGATCTGCACCTAATATTGCCTTGAATGTTGCTAACGATTCATGAGCTACAACTAACTGCTGTTTCATTATATCATCAGTTGTTCGGGTATCGTTTAATTTGGTCATTTCCGTAAATACCTCCTTAGACATTGCACCGCTTTTTAACATTTCATCTGCTGCTCTTTGTAGTTCAGTGCCATCCAGGTCCATGAGTACACTTAATCCTTCGTCGGAAGTTAACAACTTCTTTTTCTGCAATGCTCTAGAAAGTTGACCTTCTTCAATCCCTAATAAATCAGCCATTTGTTTTCGAGCAAATAAATTATTTTCTAATACTTCGCCTTCTTGATCAAGAATTGTATTTAATGTGGATGCAGCATCACTCATGTTACCACGTAATGTTGCTTCACGATATGCATTTGTTAAACTTTTGCCTCGTAACTTTTCTGATGCTTTGTCATTACCAACTAATCTATGACCTGATAATAGTTGATATTCTAATTCTTGTCCGATGCTAGATTCTATGTCTAATAGATGATTTCCTGCGTCTGATAACTCGTCTAATTTAAATCCTAGCGCCGTTGCTTTTATGGTAGCAACTTCTAAATTTCCAGGAAGTTTACCAAACTGTAATTGGGTTTCAGCGCCGGCTTCAGCAATTCCTTCTATTGCTTGTTTCATGTAACCCATTGTGCCATCTTCGTCATGTAACACCGTAGCTAAACTAGAGGCAAATTGCAATGTTGCATCGGCATTTTCACCATTTTTTGATGCATATAAAGTATAGGCTTCGGTGGCTGCTTCTGTTAATCCTAAATTAGTAGTTAATACATGTTGAATACGTTGCAATGATTCATATGTTTTGTCATGTTCTTTGCCTTGTTGTTCTAGGGACGGCAACAATTTTTTTATGCTACCAGCATATTTAATTGCTTGCGCACCGGAAAATCCTTGTTCGTTAGCTAACGTATGTATTGTCATTGACAATTTTGCAGCTGACATTGAGTTTATTCCAAATGTTTTATTAAGCTCTTTGTTTCTAGCTTCAAAAACCATTGATTTAGCAGCTAATCCTACATATGTAGTAATTAACGCTTGATTAAATCCAATTTGGTCATCTAAACCACGATTTAGGAGCATGGTTTCGTTTCGTAGAGTTTCAAAGCCAAGTATTTGTTTAGCTAACGCTATCCGCTGTAATCCGCCAACACGCACAGCATCACCCATACCATGTACGAAATTCTCCATCTCTGTAATTGTTGGTAATAATCTTGCCATAATACGTACTTTTTATATAAATATTTACCTAGGTGATTTTGTTGTTGTCTTTGATCTTTGTTTTTGTTGTTGTTCAACTCGATCAATTCGTTCTTGTATTATTGCATTAACTCGCTTAATATAGAATTTGCGCAGGAAAATAGGCATATTATATATGGTATCCCAGTCCCATCGACCTTCACCATGCCATAATAAATTGAAAATATTTTCGTGTAATTGTACTCTATCTTTTGGATTAAAACCAAAAAATGTCTGATCCAATTTGAAACCTAGATTTGAAGGTGCCTCCGTCTTCACCTTCGAACTCATACTCATAATTAATGCCGGGTGCATTTTTTATATAAAATGTACGAAATTGTTTAGCATCACTTGCTAAAAATTCATAGCGTATAAAATGTTCAATGTCTGAATCATTACGTGTTGTGCCAACTTGTCGAATAAGTTGTTTTAACATTTGTGAAATTGTTGCATTTTCTTGTATTTTAGAATTATATGCAAATTTTAAAGTAATATCATCATTTACCGTGTAGTCAAATTCTCCATTTTTATCTGGAACTAAATCAAATGGTTTTTGATCCAATTTACTTAAATCTACAATGCGATCTAATACTGTCTTTGTTTTTGGGTCTGTTATTGATATTGGATACTCTGGACCATATGCTAAAATTCTAGAATAAACAATTAACATGTCTCTATCTAATGGTGCAATATCTTTTGATTTGATTGGAGTTAGTAATACAGCATCTATTAATTTATCAAAAAGTATTCCATTCTGTAAATATGATGCATTAGTTATGATATCTTCATCATATGCAGTCATATACCGCATTTCTACTTTTCCTTCACGTAGTATGCTATCTTCCGGATAAATTAATCCTTTACTTGGTAAATCTATTACGATGCTAGGTAATTTGCTTCGTTGTGTGTTTTCGTACTGCTCGCGTGCAGTATCAATAATGTTTTGATTTGGTAATCTTGTAGTTAATTTGTTGTTACTCATTTTTTGCCTTTATAACTAAATTATAAAAGGAGCCAAAGTCGACTCCTTTTTGTTTGTTTGTATTGTTTTATTAGAAATTTAAGAATGCCCAATCATATCGAATTGTTAATTCAATTTCTTGTACAGCATCACTACTCCAATCGTAAGTTCCAAATGCTGCATCAGTAATAAATGCACCATTTAATGTCCACTCTTCAATAACTTCACCTAATGGAGAAAGTTGATGTAACTTTATTTGTTTTTTGTAGAATGATGAATATCCATCTCTACCCGTTGCCGATTCATGATGTAATCGTACCCATTCCATTACTGCTTGTGCGCCGGAAGGAACAATGGCATCATATAACGTCATTGTAATTGTACTCCATTCAGATTTTCCCTTAACATAACGTTTAACGTTAATCATATCTAATGCAACTTCACCATTTGCTATTGTAGGTTTTCCTGATGCTTTTATTAGATACGCAGGAACATCACCTATATCCAATATAAAATGATGTTGACGTTTCGGTTCCCAAGAAAATGCAGTATCAAACATTTCGTTTTGAGTTGCTGCATTTTGTAATAAATTGGGGTTGATGTTATCAAATAATGCCATAATATTAATCCTATTTTTATATATAAATATCAATACAAAAAAAAAAGGTAGCATATTCACACTACCTTTTAATTATTTTTTATTTTAGTTGTTAATTACCTGGGAAAGCTGCGCCAGTTGGTTGAATATTAAAGTCTAAAATAATAAATTCTGCGGTTCTTGTTGGTTGCATAAATATTTGACCATACATAATATTTTGATCTATTAAATCCGCAGTATTGTTTGTTCCATCCATAATAACTCGGAATGCATATAAACCCTGGCGAGCTTTAATTTGTTCCATGTATGGATTAACAATATTCAAAAATTTGTTGCGTGTTGCCGATGTATTTTGTTCAAATACTAAATACTTGGTTGATGATGCAATAAATTTCTTAACTTCAATTAATAATCTTCTTACGTTGATTCTATCTAATGCACTTGGTCGAGCTTGCATTGTTTTTTGTCCAAATACAACAACCCCATCATTAACAAAATTTGCAATCGGATTAACTCGTGCTGTATACAATGCGTCGCGGTCTGACTGACTCAAATGCTTATAAGTATCTAAAACGGTCTCCATTGACCCTCTATTCAAGCCGGCAGGTGCGTACCATGGCGCTTGAACGGAATCATTAAATGCTAATACACCTGGTATCATTACTGATGGTGGTACAAATATTGGTGCGTTTGGATTTCTACTTGGAATTTGTAGCCATGGCCAATATACCGCGGTATAATTACTATCCAACGCTGTTACTTGATTTACAACCGCAGTTATACTATCTGATATAGGATTTGTATCCATTACATAAAATGTATCTTGACGCGTTGTTGCTAAAGATCTAGCAGCACTAGTAACTGATGAGTGCAATGAATCAATAATTCCTGGTGTTACTAGCAAATTCATGTCATAATAATCAGTATTGCTTAACAAGCTAAATGCTTTGTTATATGCAGCAGTA